GTATATTCTGACTCTGAGATTCATCCCTGTGTCATCACAGATGATGCCCAAGAATATTCTCTCAGCAAGGCCACAATAATATCTTTTAGCTCTTGGCCATGATGTCATGAACAATATTGGAGAGACATTGCTGTTGGTATCTGCATTGTAGTTGAGATAATCAAAGTCAATCCATTCTTGATTTCTAAATGATCCATTGAATGCATACAATGTTGCACTTGTATCACTGGCTTGAGTTGTCGGAGTTGCTCCATATTTCTCATATACAATGATGTAATATTCATTTATGGCTGAATCATAGAATGTTGTCAATGTGCCATCCACAATCAAAGGGCTTGACAATGTTGATGACAAGATACCAGAACAATCAAACTTGCTCAAGGTGTTGAATTGTCTGAACACCTGGTGTGTTGAATGCAATGATCCATTCACATATACCTCAATAATGAATGAGAAATTAGGTTGACCTGTCTCATCTGATGAGAATGTGAACATCAAAGGATTGCCAGCTGAGCTGTATTTCTGTGGCTCATCGTATATTGTTACTGCCATGTTTTTGTGTTTTTAGTGAATGTGATATCAAAGAGCAATCCTGTCACTGTTGCCAGATCAGAGGCAATTCTCTCAAGATAATCATCAGTGATTGTGCTTGTTGTTATGTTCCTTGGTCTGAGCCCTGATGTTGTTTTCATATGGCTTGCTATTGCATAGGCCTGTGACATCTCCATGCCCTTCCATTGCTGGATGGCTCTTGCATGATTCGAGCTCACTCCAGGATATTGGAATGAATATGGAGTATCATATAAACTCTTGCCAACAGGATTGACACCCTCATCAATGAACTTGTAATAATCATCAGCCTGAATCTCAAAGCTCAACTGACCTGTTGGAAAGTAAACAACTGACTGAGCCAATGCCCCTGTGTTTCTTGCCTTGCTGGAGATTGTCTCTCTCAGATCCTCTGTGACCTTGTTGGCAAGATCAAGAATGAATCTCTCATATGCATTTGCTGGCTGAGATCCATCACTCTCAGAGACACCAAACTGGTCAAGAAAGTCAAATTCATCAGCCATGCTCTTTGTTTAATATGCGTTTTTGTTCATCAGCAATTTTAAAGTAATTCATCCAGAACAATGTTTTCACATATGGCTGTTTTGTAATTCCTTCCACACTGCATCCCATCTCTCTTGATAATCTATGGATGATTCCTGTCCAGAGATACCAATCTGAATCCTGAGCTCTTGCTCCAGAATCATCTTCTGCATCTTCATCCTCGCTATCTGTATGCCCAAAATAGCGAGCTTCCGCTCTTGCAATCTGTCCAAAAAAAAAGCGTAGAAATTCAAGAACTCATCACCAGGAAAATGCTCTCTGAATATCAGATATCTCTTTTCATTAGGATTGAGCACTCTGCCTCTCTCATCCTCCTGGCAATACTCCATGCCATCCTCAACATACATGATTGATAATGGAGCCCATGGATCAGCACTGATATCCTCAATCAGTTTCAAGTCAATGATCTGACCTGTTGTGACATGGGAAAAGTTTTTCTCAAGCCTGTACTTTTGGCCCTGGATCTCAATGACCTCCTCTGGCTCTTTCTGTTGGTATTGGCTGATGATTGTGAATATATGCTTGCTGGCCTCCATGATTGAATCAGGAACAGCCTTCTTGACTTTGTTCACTGGCAACCTTGAGAATATGCTCACAACTTGACAATGGAATTCAAGTATCTCTGTAAGTGACCTCTCGTTAATGGTTGATAGTGTGTCACTTACCATGAGCCACTTGTACATCATATCAGCCCCACATTCCTTGATGCTTGCTGGTAGTTTTATGTTGAAATCTTTCATGCTCTGATCACTTGATATCTGCCTTTGTTCTGTTGTGTTTTGCGACAATGCCATGCAAGAGCCAAGCTCACCACACCATCATCATGCAATCCAATTGGAGCTGAGTATTGCACAGCCCTGGTATTCACGTTGTAAATATAGGTAAAATTCTCAAGCTCGTCAACCAACCAATCAACATCTTGCAAGGAGATCTCTCTCTGCTCAAATGCCATGGCAAGATCCTCAATGATGATTGGCTTGCTCTTGGATGTTGTTGTGAATGGCACAATCAGATTGCGACATTTGTCTCTGAGCATCTCATGGAATACATCTCCTTGGTTGTTGATCTCAATCAGTGTTGTTGCTCTGTGCCTATTGATGACATCAGCAACTGAGTCAATGATCTTGGTCCACTCCTGGTGCCTCCATCTGTTTACATAGACCTGTTGACCATCCTCATCCAATATATTGAGCACAGTGTAGTCATCAGCTCGGCCAATGTCCAAGCCAGCGAATGCCTTGGCTCCTGGAGATATTGGCTTGATGCAATCTCTGATGTTCTTGAATAAACCAGAGCCATTGTCCAGGAACTCTGCCAGATACTCCTGTCTGAATATGTGATCAGGAAGGGATCTCTTTCTCTCATCCAATTCTCTTGGATCAATCATGGGATTGTCATATGAGGAATAGTGATGGTATGCATACCTCTCATCATAGTTGTGTTGCATACATATTCTGTGAAAATGATTCTTTCCTTTTGGCGTTGAAATGAATATCACCTTCTTTCCCTTGACCATAACTGTTGCACTCAGCACCTCATCCCACAGCTCTGGCCTGGTGAATGCCATCTCATCCACAACCATATAATCAAAGGTATTCCCTCTGATATTATCAGGCCTTTCTCCAGAAAAGAATTCAATGGTTGATCCAAAGCCAGAGACCATCAGATCAGATCTGTTGAATGTGAACAGATTACTCTTGACAACAGCTCTCTCAAGATCAGAGAATACTTTCTTGCCTTGCTTATATACAGGAGTTACCCAGGCAATGCGACAGCCTTTATCATTGATGGCCCACCAAAGCAATTGGTTGATGCCCAGGAGAGTTTTTCCAAATTGCCTCCCAATGTTGAGAGCATAATATTTCTCATGACCATAATTAATGGCATCATGTATTTCTCTCTGTTTGTCATGTGGTTTATAACCTTTGACTGTGCTCATTCAAAATCAAACTTCTCAACATTCCTGGTCTCAACTTGTTGCCTGTCATGCATACCAAGAGCATTCTTTGCGTAGAAAATTCCCTTGCCCTCATTGGCAACAATGTCCTTTGCTAATCCTTTAAAGAGCTCATCAATTGTTTTTATAGTGTTCGATAATGGATGACTTTCATCATTCATTGCATCATACCAGTTTGTTCTTTTGTAAAAATCAAAATGTTCTCTTCTCAGGTAGTGATTCAAAAAGTATGATATTGTTGGGATATGTCTCTCAGCAACTTTTTTCACTCCAGAATTTGTTGCAACTTCTTTTGTTGATGCAATACAAAAATCACAATAGCCAAAAGCCTTGGATAATAGATCATCCTTATCAATATTTCTATATTGATTAGACATAATTATTTATTATTATATAAGTGTGTTCTATTTGCAATATTTAATGTAAAACGTATATGGCACAACTTTGAGCTTTGCAAGTATCCAGATCAATGCTCTGTATTTCTTGAAATCGTATTTATCAAAGTTCTTTCTGTCCAGCTTTCTGATGGAGATCAGTTTCATGACTCTCTGCTCAATGGCTCCGAGTTTGGTTGTGTCGAATGTTGATGGCTGATTGAATATGGCAAGAGCCTCCTCTTTCTTGAGCTTGCCACTTCTCACCTGTGCTGAGAGATAAACAATTCTTTTATCAATGCCGAACTTTACAGGCAATAGATATGATCCAACAAACTCAGTGTAAACATTCTCACAATGCTTGCCTCCATAATCTTGCCAGTTGATGAATCTTTTCATCTCCTCCTCCATTGACTCACGATCCCACTTGTAATGGAATGGCCTCACATTTTTGATGCCCAGGAGAGTTTTTCCAAATTGCCTCCCAATGTTGAGAGCATAATATTTCTCATGAC